TAGTATGCTTGAATGAACTCTAAGAATGCTGGATAGTTTGCACGAACAAACTCAGGTACCTGTTGTGCAATAAAGAGCTTCTTTTTCATTAGTTTCTACTTGACGTGAACGAATAGTTGTCAGCGTTGTTGTCGATTACAGCTGTCACGCTGAGCAGTGTGCTTGGAATAGTGACGATCTGATTGTGTGCTGAAGCAACATCATTCGATTGTGGCTTAATGATCACTTTGAACTCTGGATCAGTCAGGCCTGTAATCGTAATGTTGTTGATGGTAATCAATCCAGTCGCATAGTTCACCGTTCCAACGTCTTTCTTGATGTATTCACGACGTGAACCAATGTAGTAGAACATGCGAAGTGTGCCTGTGTTACCAGACGCAGCCGGCACGTCTGTGAGATACACTGTCTTGGATTGACCAAGAATACGTATTCCAGTGGACAATACAGAGTCCTCAGCAACGCCAGAGTAGTAGATTGGGTTGCCAATATCAACGGTATACTGTACAGTCTGATTGTAAACAGGATCAATCACACGATGAAGCTTAAGTGTTGTGATTGAGTTGACAATCGATGGCTCAGCTCCATCAATCTTACGGCTCAACGCTGAGTACTTTAGGATGCCACCAAACTTGCTTAGGTTGTCAGCATCATACTGCAATACAGCTTGACGAACGAGTGATGACAAGTCACCAGCAGATCTCTGAGTCAACTCAGGGTTGTAGTAGAATGACGTTGCCATCTCAACGTAGATGTATGTTGGATCGACTAGCTTGGGATGCATCGTTACCATTGTTCGAGGCTTCAAGATGTCGTTGAGAATGTAGCTCTTTTCGCTGTCTGACAGAGTATCGCTTGAACCTGGCTTGATTGCAATGTATACATCACCATACTGTGGAGGATTGTTCTCTTCTCCGCCCCAAACGTTGATTGATCTTGCATCTGGGTATAGTGATTGAATTACAGCACGATAATCTTCTAGTGTAACACATCTGTTTTGAGCAGTGTATGTTCTTGGCGCGTTCCACTTGATGCTGTCGATGTTTTCAGGTGCTGAACCATTCGCTGCAGGGCTTAGAGTGACAACATAGCTTGTTGTGTCGTTATCGACTGTCTCTGCAAATGTAAATATCCGCGCTCCGTTTACCAAGTCTTGCTTTGGAATCAGATACGAGATTGTGATAACGTTGCCTGCCACAAGAGCCTTACCAATAGCATCGTTTCCAAACTCAATCTCATATGAGTTGTCAGCTAGCTCACGGAGGAAATACACCTTAGATGTGCCATCAATATTCAACAATGAACCGCTATAGCTGTATACATTGTACGTCGATGATGTCGAGTTGTCTTGCACCAATACCTTGAGGGTAGATGTGTCCAATCCAGTGTTAGGAATCGTGAACTTGTTGTTCACTCCATCAGCTACGAATGTGTTGACGATGTACTCACCTTCCTTGATCTCAACGTTGTTGAACACATATTGATTGCTTTGCTTTGTCGCAATGTATGATTGTTGTGTGCGGAAGGTGTATGTGTTGCCGTTTACAACAGTCGTAAACTTGGCATTGCCAGGAATCTCAATCTGATTTGGAGCGGCAGTCTGGCTGTTCAACATCACTACCTTTACAGTAGCAGTGGCGGCGCGAGCAGATCTAGGAATGTATCCAAGCTCCTTAGCCTTTGAAACTACCGATGATCTCTTTGACGCTGAATCGAGGAACGCTTCGTTGATGGCTAGGTTGTCATACAGCGCATTATAGTGGGTGTTGTATGCCAATACATCAAGCAAAACTGACAGACCAGAACCTTCGAAGTTGTAATCTGAGAACTTCTGCTGGCCTTGCAAGAACTCACGAAGGTTCTGCTTAATGCCATCGAAGTCGAGTTCTGTAGTTTGGATTTTGTTGTTTTGTGCCATTAGCGTGTTCTCGACAAGGATATGTCCAGATTAACTGGTTGTGTTGTGTTGATGATAGTAAACACAATAGCGATATATGCTGTCATGTCATCATTACTTAGCGAAACTCGGACATCTTGAAGGTTCACTCTTGGCTCAAAGTTCAGTATTGTGTTCTTGATTGCCTGCTCTAACATTGCCTTGGTTAGAGGGCTAAATGGTTCGAACAGCAGATTATTTACCTGAGAACCAATCTCGGGATGGAAAGGCTTCTCGTAGTTCTTTGTCAAAATCAAGTTCTTAACGGCTTGCTTGATAGCATTCACGTCGTATTTCGATGAAACGTCACCAGTCACAGGATTAGCTATGAAGTTGAGGTCCAAATCGGTGAATGTTCTCGATGACTTTGACATATGAATCTCGTCTATTTATGCCAACAAGATGAATCCGTTGCCAACAGCTTTGTGATCTCTCATTGTTAGTTGCTGGCCTCTGTTTGGTCCACCACCGCCAAACGTGGTCTTTCCATCGCCTCTGAATCCAGTGTGAATCCATGTCTGATTTGGAGCGGCATATTCAAGGATCAGCTGATCATATGGCACAAGCTTATCCAACCGCTGAACTAGCTCGTGGTGCAATGCATTTCTTTCTGGTCCACCAACGAGACCAATGTCAACGGCTCTGCCCATTGGGTGATCTGATGTTGGCGATCCAATTCCAGCTGAAGCCATACGATATCCTGAGTTGATCTTCCACAGTCTTCCAAGGCCGTTGATGCCGTCAGGAAGCACAGCGAGATACTTCTCGAGGATGTTCTCACACAACGCCGACAAGTTGGCCACAATCTGCTGGACAGTTAGTCCGTTTTGGGCAATCAGCTTGTGCTTGACGTTGAATCCACCATCGAACATCATTCCTAGTGTGAAGTGCTCAGAGAGTCTGTAGTCAGCTGTGAATTCACCGCAGGCAAGAATCTCAGACTGTCTTGGTGAAGGAATGATTGTACCTCCACCACCTGAACCAACGACAACAGCCATGACTCGTTGATTTGACAAGCCTTGCTGTGCGGTGAGTTGCTTGTTATACAGTTGCGATGTGGTTGTGAGACCATCCACTGGAAGCTCATACATGAACTTCTCTTCGCCAAGTAGTGGAGGAGCATGAAGAGCCTCATAGACTGGTCTAATTGGAACACCAATAGGAGGTGGAATCATTCCGTGAACGAGAGCCTTTGTGGCTTCCATGGCAACTGTTGCTTCTACGGCCTTGTCAGTGCTGATTGTAGGAACAGTGAAGCTAGCAGATCCTGAGAAGTTCGACTTTCCTGTGAACTGACCGTCAAGCTCAGCTGTACCTTGGAATGCACCAACAGTAGTACCTTCAAGCTGTGTCTTGTCCATCGAAATGTCAAGTGTCTTGCCAGTCAACCTCATTGCGTTGGATGACTTGAAGTTGACGTTAGTCGAGCTGGCAAATATGTCGTTGGATGTATACAAATGCAAATCATTGCCAGTCGTAGCGTAGATAGTGTCCTGCGCGGCAACATGCATTTCGCCAACAGACTCAACTAATGTCTTTTGGTCAGAATAAACGTTGATGTCCTTGTTCGATGACACGTACAGATTTTCGTTGGATCTGATGTGTGCAGGCATCTTCGATTGAAGGTTCATCTTTCCGTTGGCCCACAGTGAGAAGTCGCCTTCGACGGCAATGTTCATGTCTCGTGCAACACCGATGTCCATTGATCCACCGACCTTTATCTCAGCTGAGCCAGTAACCTCAATGTTGGCGTCTGACTGGCAAAGGATGTTGATATTGCCATTGCATGTCACATTGGCGTTACCTGCAATAAAGATGCATCCATTGCGATCAAGGATCACGTAGTCATCGCCAACAATCTTCGTAACTGAAGTGCCGTTAGCATCAATCTCATTGAACGTACCTGACCTGTGATATGTGTGAATACGTTCGTATCCAGGTGTATCGTCGAACTCTTGTACGTGGCCAGACTCTGTCTCCTTCACGTGGTTGTATGGATACATCGCTCCAAATGGTGTATTGGGCTGATCCCAAGGCAATCCTCCCATAGCCACGGGGACACCCATTGTACGCTTTGATTCCTTCATCGCGACAATCGTCTCGTCGATTTGGCCGCGAGCGAGACGCGATGTGTTTTGCTCTCCGACGCGTCGACGTCTTGGATACTTACCATGTGGGTCCGCGAACCCA